GGCTGGATTGCAGTTTCGCAGGCGACAGCGTCCGACACCGCGCTCGATGCGTTTCGAACTGGCTCCCTGATCTATCGGAGGCAGGCATGACAGCGGCATCCATCGTCATTGACGACCGGGAGATCCAGGAGGGATTGCAACGCGTGCTCGATGCAGCCGGCGACCTGGCGCCGGTCCTCAAGAACATCGGCGAATATGAGATGGAAGCGACGAAGGATCGTTTCCGCACTGAGCGCGATCCGGATGGGAAACCTTGGGAATCCCTCAACGCACTGTACAAGACGACGAAGAAAGGCCCGAGGATCCTCACCGGCCAGACGCGCAGCCTGTCGGAGATTATTTATCAGCTCGCCTCTCAAACGTCCGTCGAAGTGGGTTCGAACGTCGTTTATGCCCGCATTCACAACGAGGGCGGCACGATCAAACCGAAGAACGCAACCGCACTCGTGTTCTCGATGGGAGGCCAGACGTTCAAGGTCAAAAGTGTCCGCATGCCGAGGCGCGCCTTTCTCGGCATCAATGAGGAAGATCGTCGGGAGATCGAGGCGATCATCCGCGATCATTTCGAGGATGCAATTGGTCAAACAGGCGTCGCAGAATAGCGGGGCACAGAGACGCGTCGCCGGGAAGGATGGCCGGTTGCGCGTGGCCGAGGGCGAAAACGCGCTCACGGGCTTTGAAGAGGCTTCGAAATCGATGCTTGCCGCCAAGGATACTCCCGCGTTATGACTTCCGCAGGTCATCCGCTCTGGATCGGTCTCACCCACAAACCCTTGCGGCTGTTTTGACCGCCCACGCTGATCCAGTGTGGCGGCATGAAACCTTTCGAAATCTTCCGATCCGGTACCCATACCGACAGCCGTGGCAGGCCCTTCACCTTCTCCGATGAAGACCTGACGGCGATTGCCGAGAAATACGATCCGGCGCTGTCGCATGCGCCGATCGTCGTTGGCCACCCGAAGCAAGATGCGCCCGCCTATGGCTGGGTCAAGTCCGTCCGGTTCAGCGACGGGCGCCTGGTCGTCGAGACCGAGGATCTCGAAAGCGAGTTTTCGGACCTGGTGAAGGCCGGCCGCTTCCGCACCCGCTCGGCAAGCTTCTATCCGCCCGAACATCCGAACAATCCGACACCCGGCCAATACTACCTTCGTCATGTGGGGTTTCTTGGTGCGGCTGCACCTGCCGTCAAAGGCCTGAAGCCGGTGGAGTTCGCCGGCGACGACGACGCAATCGAGTTCAACGAACCGATGGCCGGCCGTGTCGCCTGGGCACTGGAAAACGTCGCGCGGATGTTTCGCGGGTTTCGCGATTTCGTCATCGCCGAAAAGGGCGTCGAGGCGGCCGACACCATCATCTCCGGCTGGAGCATCGACACGGTTTCCGAGGTTGCCCAGGCGCTGCGCTCAGAGCCGGCCACTCCCACCCTCAACTACAGCGAAACCACCGAGGACGATATGACCATCACCATCGCCGAACTTGAGCGACGCGAAAGCGAGCTTGCCGCCCGTGAAGCGTCATTTGCCGAAAGCCAGCGGCAGGCAGACGACGCCCGGCGCAAGACCAATGCCGTGGACGATGCCGCCTTCGTCACCTCCGTGATTGAGGCCGGTCGCCTGCCGGTTGGTCTCAAGGATCTGGCTACCGCGCTGTTCTCTGACCTGGGCGACGACACGATCTCGTTTTCGGATGCGGGCGAAGACAAGCAGATCTCGCCGCGCGAGGGACTGCGTTTGCTGCTGGAACGCCTGCCGGTTCCCGTCGTCCAGGGCGAACTGGCGACCGGCGATGGCCCGGACTTTTCCGACCCGCTGCACGTCTCCGAGGCGATCAAGTCCGAAATCGAAACCGCCAAGGCTCGGGGGGAGACGCTTTCTCCCGCCGAGGCCGGCATGCGGCTCACCAGGCGCTAACCGAACGGGACACCCCTTCCATGAAGATCATCAAGAATTTTCTCGCAACGACCGCCATGCCGCATCGCCGCCAGGTAAAGGCTGGCGCCAATGACGGTGAAGTGGCGCTCGCTACGGCATCGACCGACAACATCATCGGCGTGACCGACTGCCCTGGCGGTGCAGCGATCGGCGATCGGATCGACGTCGTGCTTCTCGGCGAAACCGAACTCGACATCGGCGGCACCATCGCCTTTGGCGCCTTCTTCACTGCCGATGGCACCGGCAAGGGTGTCGCTGCCGCGCCCGCCGCCGGCGTCAACGCCCGCACCGGCGGTCTCATGACCATTGGTGCTGTCTCGGGCGATGTCGCCCGCGTCCTCGTCACCCCGTCCCGGATCCAGGGCTAAGCCCGAACACGTCTCAAGGAGAGCTTCATGAGCGGCACGCCGTTCCCCATCGATCCGGTGCTGACCGGGATCATCATCGCCTACAAGAACAACACACTGATCGCCGACCAGGTGCTGCCGCGTCTTACTCCGAACCTGCCCAAGAAGAAGTTCACTTGGTGGCGTTTCGACTTCGGCCAGTTCATCACGGTCGGTGACACCAAGGTTGGCCGCAAGTCCGCACCCAACGAGGTGGAATTCGAGGCAACGGACGTCGAGGACAAAACCGAGGACTACGGCCTCGACGACGTCATTCCGCTCGACGACATCAACAATGCGCCGACAGGCTATGACCCGCGTGCGTTTGCCGCGCAAAAGCTGATCGATCTGGTGCTGCTCGATCGAGAAGTGCGCGTAGCCAACAAGGTCTTCAATTCTGCGAATTATGCAGCCAGCAACAAGGAAACGCTGGCCGGCTCGGATCAGTGGTCACATGCGGACAGCAAGCCGATCCGGCAGATCACCGAAGCGGCCGATGCCATGATCATGCGGCCGAACAATATGGTTCTTGGCCGCGTCGAGTGGACCGCACTTCGCACCAATCCGTCGGTGCTGGCGGCGCTCACGCCGTCCGGTGCTTCGGAAGGTCTCGCGAACAAGCGTGCCGTGGCCGATCTCCTGGAGTTGGATGACATCATCGTCGGCGAAGGCTGGATCAACAGCGCCAAGAAGGGCCAGCCGGTCAGTCGTTCCCGCGCGTGGGGCGATAAGGCTCTCCTCTTCCACAAGGCGCCGCTTGCAAGCTCGATCGATGCCACGCCGACCTACGGCTGGACCGCCCAGCATGGCGAACGCGTCGCCGGTTCGATCGACGAGCCGAAGATCGGGCTGAAGGGCTCGGTGCGCGTGCGCTCCGGCGAGAGCGTCAAGGAAGTCATCTCGTCTCCCGAGCTTGGATATCTGTTCGAAGACGTCGTCGCCTGATTGGCGAGCGATGCACAACACTCCGGCGGCCGCCCAGCCGCCGGATTTTCGAAAGGCGGCCGGAGCGGCCGTCTCTCGAAGATCCGAAGGAGAAGATCATGTCACAGCGCAAAAAGCCTGCCGCCAGCACCGACGTGTCAAAGGTGGCAGAGGGTGCATCCTCCGATGCCGTCGAGACGCTGCTCGGCTCCAGCGTCCTGCCGAGCCTGATCGACATCGGCCTGGATGCTCCGGTGCTGCTTGGTCAGATCGTCATGGCTGCGCATGCCGAAAGCGGCCTCACGATTGCGGACTGGAATGCGCTTCCTGACACCGAACGGGAGAAGCTGCTCGCCGAGGCCGTCGAAAACATGAAGGCGGCCGTCGCCGCTGGCGCTGTGAACAAGAATACTGAGGGGGGCTCCGCCGATGCATCGGGCGCGCCCAGTGACAGTGTGCCGAGCGGCCCTGTCGAACCTGCGGCTCCGGAGCCGGCTGCAGCTCCAAATCTTCCGCCGACGCTTGAGGTCGAACGTGACACCGTCACAGCCTACCTCAGGACGCCGGTGCGTTTCGGCGGCAAGAAACACATGCCCGGCCGTCCCGTCGAGCTGCCCGCAATTCTGGCTGCCGAACTTCATGGCAAGGGTCTGCTCGTGGAGGACGATTAATGTCCAACTCAACCCAACCTATTGCGGGATACCGTCCGCTCCAGGAACGAACGGCAGCTCTCGTCAATGCGAACAAGCACATGGAGGAGCGTCTCCTGCGCACGATCGACGAGCTGTCGCAGGATCCCGAGGTTGACAAGCGCTGGCTGGCGCTTGCGCGCACCCAGATCGAGCAGGGCTTCATGGGCCTCAACCGTTCGATTTTCAAACCGACCCGAGTAGCACTTCCAGAGGACGATCTCTGATGCCTTACGCGACGCTTGGCGATCTGACGGCACGCGCGGGCGAGGAGGAACTGCTCCAGGTCGCCGATCGCGACGGTGACGGTGCGATCGACGCGGACGTCGTCACGGCCGCGATCGCCACGGCCGAGAGCGAGATCAACGGCTATATCGGAGCGCGCTACCGTCTGCCGCTGATCGTCGTTCCGGATCTCGTCACGGCCTGGGCGGTCTCGATCGCGCGCTATCACCTGCACCGTGACGGCGCACCCGACCATGTCGTTCGGGATTGGAAGAGTGCGCTCGACGGTTTGCGCGATGTGGCACGGTCGCTCGTCAGTCTCCCGGTATCAGGCAGCGATGATCAGCCGGCCGACGATGCCGGGCGCGTGACGCTGGTGAAGCCTCGCCCGGTCAGTGGCGGCTTCGGGAGCTGGCCATGATTTCGGAGGTGATTGCCCGTCTCCATGCGGAAACTGCACTAACGGACGTCATGCCGGCCGAGGACCTGGAGACGCTCTCCAAGGGCACCGCACCCAAAAGCCGCACGGTCTTCGTCCTGCCATTCCGGGATGTCGCCGCACCCAACCAATTCTTGAGCGGCGGCTTCAGACAGTCGATCGACGCCTACATCATCGTGGCGTTCCTGATACGCCGCTACGACGACGCCAAGGGCGGCAAGCGGGCGACCGAGTACGAACAGACCCGCGACGAGATCGAGGCAGCGCTTGCCGGTTGGCAGTGGGATCTCTCGGAAGAGCCCTTCGAACTGGTCTCCGGTCAAAGCAGCGCCTTTGGCTCTGCTGCGACGATCTACGCCCAGACCTGGAAAACCACCCGCACGCTGGAGAAGCGCTGATGCAACAGAACCCGCAGGCCGGCGGCTCCTACCGCCGAGAGAAAGACGGATCGCTGACCCCGATCGGCAAGAGCCAGCCGGAAGCGGCGCCACCACCCACCGCCACGGAAGACGAGACCACACCGGCGGCACCTGCACCGAGGAAGGGAAAGTAAGATGACCAAGTACGCCCGCAACAAGGCGATCCTCGTCAAGCTCGAAACCACCTATGGCACGGATGCCGTGCCAACCGGTGCGGCCAACGCCATGCAGGTGACGAATTTCCGTCCCGAGCCGATCCTTGGCCAGGACGTCCCTCGTGACCTGATCCTGCCCTATATGGGCCACCAGGGCGTGATCCTCACCGGCAACTATGGCCGCGTTGCCTTCGACGTCGAGCTTGCCGGTTCTGGCGCCGCTGGCGATGCCCCGGCCTGGGGACCGCTCTTGCGCGCCTGCGGCATGGCCGAGGCGATCGAGGCCGGTGTCGAGGTCGTCTACAATCCGATCTCCTCCGGACACGAAGCCGCATCGATCTACTATCTTCAGGACGGTATTCGTCACATCCTGCTCGGCGCGCGCGGCACCTTCACGCTCTCGATGCAGCCGTCGCAGATCCCGCGTCTCTCGTTCACCCTCACCGGTTTGCTCGGCACGATTACCGACCAGGCGATGCCGACGGTCGATCTGTCGGATTTCGTGAAGCCGGTACCGGTCTCCAAGGCGAATACGACCTTTGCCCTGCACGGCCATGCCGGCGCCTGCGAAGCCTTCTCCTTCGACCTTGCCGGCGACATCCAGCCGCGCCTGCTGATCAATGCGGAAAGCATCCAGTTCACAGACCGGATGATGACCGGTGAAGCGACGATGGAAGCCGTCTCGCTTGCCACCATCAACTGGTTCGATCGGGCGCTGAACCACACGACCGGTGCCATGGCCGCCCAGCACGGCACCACAGCCGGCAACATCGTCGCCTTTGGTGCACCCAAGGTGCAGATCGGCCGGCCGACCTATGAGGAAAACCAGAAGATCCTCAACAACCGACTGCCGCTGATGTTGCTGCCGAGTGCCGGCAACGACGAATTCACCATCACCGTGAAGTAAGCTCAAAAGGCCTTCAAACCATGTTCAAACTCGTCAAAAACCTTGCCGTCTGGTGGCCCGTCACGGTGCTGGAACCGGACCCGGAAACTCCCGGCACGCTCCTCGAGCGTTCCTTCGAAGCACAGTTCGTCATTCGCGGCAAGGATGAGATGAAGCCGCACAACGACAAGCGCGCCGACCTCGCCAAGCGCCTGATGCAGGCGATCAAGACTGCCGGCACAGCGGACGATATCGACGCGGCCGGCGAGGCGATCGAAGCGCTCCAGGCGGAAATCGAGGCGCATGATCGGCAGATGTATCACCTGATGGTCAGCGACTGGCGCGGCATCATCGGCGACGACGATCAACCGATCGACTTCTCCGCCGAGGCGCTCGACATGGCGCTCGCGCACGACCGTGTCCGCGACGGCCTCAACCGCGCCTACCAGGACGCGGTTTCGAACGACAAGGCCCGCCTGGGAAACTCCAAACCATCGCCCGCAGCTGGGCCGCCAGCCGCACCGGCCGGATCGACCGCAGCCGCCCGGCCGCACTGACCGACGAGGTCCGTGCCGAGTTTGCAGCCCTTGGCGTCTCGGTACCGGCGCACCTCGTCGAAGACGACGACCAGTTCGAGCCGGTCGCCGACTGCAACTGGGAGAGCCTGATGGCCTGGCTTGCCTGTGACACCCAATGGCGGGTGTCGGTCGGTTTTGGAGCCGCACTCTGGATCGGCCACGACGCGACCGCCTGCGACGTCATTTTCCGACGTCGCGGCTTTGCAGATCACCTCTGGGAGGATCTGCGCGTGATGGAAGAGGCCGCTTTGCCGGTCCTCAATAGCGGAGACGATTGATCCATGGCCGGTGCGCCTCTAAAAATCTCAGCCAAAGTGACGCTCGACGCCAGCCAGGTCCCGGCCGGCGCGCGCGCCACCAAGGCCGAGATTGCAGGCATCGGCACGGAAGCGGCGGCATCGACCACGAAGCTGCAGGCGCTGATCAATGCACAGGCGGGCCTCGGCTCACCGGCGGCAAACCAGAATGTGCGCGAATGGTCCGGTGCGCTCGCCATGCAGGGCCGCTCGCTGGACGAGCTGCGCGCCAAATACAATCCGCTCTTTGCCGTCATCAACCAGTACAAGACGTCGCTGACCGAGATCCGCACGCTCCATGCTCAAGGCGTGCTCTCGACCAACGAGATGACGGCGGCAATCCAGCGCCAGCGCCAGGCGACGTTGGGCGCGATCGACGTCATCAAGGGTCGGAACAGGGCTCTGGATGAGCACCGGGGAGGCTCCGACGCAAACGGCCAGTTCCGTCGTCAGAACCTGACGTACCAGTTGTTCGACATCGGGCAGACTGCCTTCATGGGCATGAACCCGGCGATGATCCTGGCACAACAGGGTCCGCAGATTGCTCAGCTCTATGCCGGCCAAGGCGGCGCAAACGCTGCACTGAAGGATCTCGGGACGATCGCGGCGGGTGCTACTCGCCTGATCACGCCTCTGACAGTTGGTGTCGGCGGATTGGCAGCGGCGACGCTGACCGGGCTTGCCGCTTGGAACAGCTATCTCAGTTCGACAAAGGAAGTCGAAACGGCGGCGGCCGGCCTCGGCCGTGCCGTGGCCGGATCTACGGCACAGATGGAAGCTGCCGCCGCTGCGGGTGCGTCTGCTGCCGGGATCTCGATTTCCTCGGCTCGTTCGATGCAGGCGCAGTTCCTGTCCACCGGACGTATCGGATCGGAAAACTTCGAGACGCTGATCGCGATCAGCAAGGATTTCGCCGCGACCATCGGCATCGATGCCGGGGTCGCAGGCGATGCACTTTCGGAGATGTTTACGGACCCGGCAAAGGCAGCCAACACGCTTTATCGTCAGTACGGTCTGATCAATGCCGCCACCGCCAGACAGGTCACGAACCTCGCCCAGCAGAACCGGGCGTCGGAAGCTCAGGCCGTCCTTCTGGAAGCCCTGCCGAACCGGCTGGCCAGTGCGGCTGAGGCAACCACGGCCCTTGGTCGCGCATGGACTTTCGTCACGACATCCGCCAGCAATGCCTTTGACGCGATGGGCAAGGCGATTGATCGTGTCGTCTCCGGGCCATCAGATCAGGAACGTATCGCGGATCTTCAGCGCATACTGGCCTTGCCGCGCGTTCGTGGGCGAGAAGGCCTGCAAACTGAACTCGATGGTCTCCTGGAGCAACAGCGCCGATCGCAGGCCCAGGCTGCGGAGCAACAGCGAGCCGCTAGTCAAACTGCCCTGAGCCGCGCAGCCATCTCCATTGCCGAGGGATCGTCCGCCAATGCCGGCGGTCTGCAGCAACAGACCCTGCGCAACCAGATCGAGGCATTGCGTAGCGCGACCGGCATTTCAGGCATCGACGAGACGCAGCGCGGCATGATCGACACCGCAATCGAGGCCAAGACGCGGGCGCTCGATGCGCTGATCAATCGCCAGCAGCGCACCGCCGAACTCGACCGCCTGGACATCCAGATCCAGTCCGAACGCAATCCGCTGATCCGCGCCGAGCTTGAAGCCCGCCGCACCCGATTGCAAATGGCCGATCAGGAGGTGTCGTCGGCGAAGATCGAGGAGGAAGCGGGCCGAGCGCGGAACCGGGTCATTGGCGAGGCTATCGCCAGCAGCCGGATGCAGGCGCAGGACCTGAGCACGGAAGTCGAGATCCGCACGCGTCTCAACTCGCAAGTCGCAGCCGGCACCATCACCAGCAGCGAAGCGCAGATCCTCCTGGAGCAGGAGCTGCAACTCCGGCCGCTGCTGGCCGCCGCAGCGGTCGCCGAAGGAGATGCTAAGCAACAGTTGCTCTCCATCATCAGCCAGCTGCGCGATGGCTATGCCGGCATGGCCGAGGCACAGCGTGAAGCATCGGCCGCCGCAATCATCCGCGATCAGCAGCTCGAGCTTGAAACGCTTCGGGCAGAGATTTCACTGGTCGGCCAGTCCGAGGCGGTGCGGCGTCGTTCGCTGGCATTGCTTCGCGCGGAACAGGAAATCCGCCGCGAGGGTATCGCGACGGACGGCATCCGCGCCCAGCAGATCCGGGCGAACGAAGCGAGCATGGCGGATCTTCGCACCGAACTGGAGCGGACAACCGACGCCTGGGACCGCTATCGCTCTGCCGGCGAAGGCGCAATCGACACGATCTTCGACGGCCTCGCTTCGGGCGACTTCGACTTCGGCCAGATCGCCAGGGATCTGTTCAGCGATCTCTCGAAAACCTTCCTGGAACTCTCGGTCAAGAACCCGCTGAAGAACGCGATCTTCGGCACCAATTACGGCACACTCGACGATCTCCTGAACCCGTCCACCGCGATCGGCTCGGCGCTTGGATCGAATGTCGGCGCCATGACGGTGAATGCGGCGACCGTGATGATCAATGGCGGCCTGGCGTCCGGCCTTGGCGGGTTGCCCAACGTGGGTGGCGCTGCCAATAGCGGCTTCCAGGCAAACACGACGCTCGGCGCTTTCCTCGGCGCCAATGACAACCGCATCGGCGGCTATTCCGGCCTTGGTGTCGGCAGCGTCGTGACTGCCGGCGCCAACCGGATCACCTCGTCGGCCGTCGATCTCGCCCAGGCCTATCTCGGTCAGACCGAGACCGGAAACACCGCCTCTATCAACTCCTTCCTGTCTGCCGGCGGCGTCGATATCAACGCCGCCCAGACCGCCTGGTGCGCCGGCTTCGTCAATTCCGCCTTGAAACAGATTGGCGTCGAAGGCTCTGGCTCGCTGGTCGCCAACAGCTTCCAGAATTGGGGCACGCGCGTCGATGCGAGCCAGGTTCTGCGCGGCGACGTCCTTCTCCAGTCGCGCGGCCTGTCGTCCACATCGACCGGCGGCCATGTCGGTCTTGCCACCGGCGCCTCGCGCCTGTCGGAAGGGCAATTGCAGCTGCAGATGCTGTCGGGCAATTCGTCCAACAGCGTCGCCAATAGCTGGGTGAATGCCAGCGAATTGCAGGTGCGCCGGGCAACCGAGGCATCGAGCGCGCTGTCGCGGCTGTCCTCCTCGGCCGGCAATACCACGGCCAGCATCGGCGGCATGGGCAACGGCCTGCAGGCGGCGACAAACGGCCTTGGTCAGTTCGGCTCCGGCCTGTCGCAATTCGGCGCCACGCTGTCGAAGGCGATGGGCGGCAATACCAGCGGCATGAATGTCGGGGGCATCTTCTCCAGCCTCTCCGGCGCCGGCTGGAACATGAATATTCTGGGCAGCTCCTCGCAGGTGCTCGGCGCCGTGATGCGCGGCAGCTGGGGTCTCTGGGATGAAGGCGGCTATACCGGACCGGGCGGCAAGTATGACGCGGCGGGCATCGTCCATCGCGGCGAGATTGTCTGGAGCCAGGCCGATATTGCCCGCTGGGGCGGCGTCCAGGCAGTTGAGAAGCTGCGGCTTGCACCGCGCGGCTATGCGGATGGCGGCGTGGTCGGTGGCTCTGTCGGCCGCGCGGCAATGGCTGCGGCCAACAGCAACATGCCCAGCCGGCCGGCTGCGAACTTCAACATCAGCCTAGACGGCGCGCGCGGCGATCGCGAGATCGAGGAAGCCGCCTATCGCGGCATGCAGACCGCACTGCGGGAATATGACGCGCAATTGCCCGACCGCATGTCCGAGATCGAAGACCGCAAGAGGTGGCGCTGATGGTGCTGCCGCTTTCCGAGATCTTTGACCTCCTACCGATCGCGTCGGTCGAATGGACCGTCCAGCGCAATGACGCGGTGGATATCACCGGCGCGGGCGAGATGTTCCAGATGGCGCTGGCCGATGAGTTGTGGACGGCACCCGTCACGCTGGGGCCCGGAACGCACAACGAGCTGAAACAGACCGCCGCTTTGATCCGCAGCCTGCGGGGTGCCCAGGAGCCCTTCCTGATGTGCGATCCGACATCGCTCTGGCCGCAATCGGACCCTGGCGGGCTGATCCTCGGCTCGGCCTATGTCCAGGTGCGCACGATCGGATCGTCGCGTGGCGTGATCCACATGTCCGGCCTGCCGGTCGGCTACGTGCTTTTGCCCGGCGACAAGTTGCAGCTGACCTATGGCAGCCCGACCAAGTATGCGTTTCACGAGATCTCCCGCATTGCCGGGACCGATGGCGCCGGCAACATGGACGCAGCCGTCTTCCCCTGGTTGCCGCTCGATCTGCCGACCGGCGCGGCCGTCACGCTGGTCCGTCCCGCCTGCCCTGTGGTGATTGCCAAGGACAGCCACCGGCCTGGTACCGCGCGCCGCCGCGTGACGGAGAATGCCAGCTTCACGGTGATCCAGAGACGGAGGCGCACATGATCAGCGCGCCGACCGCCATCGTCGATCTTTTGACCAATGCACCGGCGAACGGTCTGGTCGAGCGCAAGCTCGTCTGGTTTGTCGTGCGTGATCGCGCAACGGCCGCGCCGATCGGTCGAGGCGTCTGGAACGGGTCGGAGGATCTCGCCATCACCGTGACCTCGGGCATCACCGGGCTTGAGGAGACCCGCGACTATTATGGCGCGCAGCTCGCCTCGGTCGGCGAGATCACCTGCACGGCCGACATGACCGTGCAGTCCTGCGAGATCGAGCTGACGCACATCGGCGATATTGCCCAGCAGCTCGTGCGCCAATACGAGGCGCGCCTGGCGCAGGTCGAGATCCACACGCTTTATCTACATCCGGACACGGGCATGCCGGTCGGCACGCTGCTGGACTGGGTCGGCGAGATCGACAAGGCGCCGATTAGGACGCCGGCGATCGGCGGCCAGGGCCAGATTGCCATCAAGACCGTCTCCGACATCATGTCGATGCTGACCCGCGTCAACGGCCGCAAGTCTTCCTACGAGGATGCCAAGAAATACGCCGGCGGCGACGAGATCAGCCTCTACGCCTCGACAGCCGGCTCCTGGAAGGTTCCGTGGGGGCAAAAGTCGGTATGATCACGCTCCAGCGGCGCCGCGACTGGCGCACCCACCTGCATCTCTATCTCTCGGCCGTGAAGGCGGAACCGCTCGCCTATGGCACGCATGATTGCGGTCTCGGACTGGCGGCCGGCGCGATCGAGGCGATGACCGGCGTTGATATCGCATCCCCCTGGCGTGGTCGTTACACGACAGCCTCAGGTGCCCTTAAAATGCTCCGTGAAGACGGTTTTACCGGGCTTGAGGATCTCGGCCGCTCGCTTCTGCCGGCAGTCCATCCGTCTCTGGGCCAACTGGGCGATATCGCCCTGATCGACACCGGCGACACGCTCGGCGCCTTCGGCCTGGTGATCGGCGAGCGCATCCTGGTGCTGACCGAAACAGGCACCGGCAGCGTCGATCTGCTTACGGCCAAACTCGTGTTCAGGGTGGGATGATGCGCGTCTCCCGCCTGATCCTTGCGCTTCTGCTCCTTGTGCTCTTTCCGGCGCATGCTTTTGCCGATCCGGTGACAGCCGCCATTGCGGCGGTCGGCAAGGCCATCGCAGGCTTTGCCGCATCATCAGCCCTGGGCAGCTTTATCGTCGGCATCGGCAAGTCTCTCGTCGTCGGCCTGCTGAACATGGCGATCGGCAAGCTGACCCAGAAGAAGGCAAAGAAGAGCGAACCGGTCGGCGTGGTGCTGGAAACCCAGACCGGTGACGACCTGCCGCTCTCCTTCGTCGTCGGCTCGCGCGGCACGGCCGGCAAGCTCAAATACTGGGGCACCTGGGGGCACGAAGGCGAAACGCCGAACGCCTATTATGTGGCCGTCTTCGAAGTCGGCTCGCTCCCGTCCTATGCCGGCTCTCGCGGCCTTTCGAGCCTCTGGGTCGGGACCGAATTTGCAAGCGTTCTTTGGGACGAGGAGATGCCGGATGGTCGCGGCGCGCCGGTTGCCGAATATCGTTATGCCGGCACGGATCATTGCTGGGCAAAATATCTCGACGGTAGCCAGACCGCGGCCGACGCCTATCTGCTGGAAAAGTTCGGCTCGATCGAGGACCGCCCATGGAAGGAGACGATGGTCGGTCGTGGCAAGCAGCTGGTGATCCTCACCTGCCGATACAATACAGAACTCTTCTCCGGCTCCCCCGACATCATCGCCGAACCGCACCCCTTGCGCTTCTACGATCCGCGCAAGGACAGCACCGTCGGCGGCAGTGGCCCGCATCGCTGGGAGGATCACTCCACCTGGGAGGCGAGCTACAACAACGCGATCATCATTTACAACATCGTGCGCGGCATTCGCGACCAGGGCGGCCAGTGGGTCTATGGCGGCCAGAACCTTTCGGCCTATCGCTGGCCGGTCTCCAATATCATGGCGGCCGCCAACGAATGCGACCGGGTGATCGACGGCCGGCCGCAATATCGCTGCGGCGCCGAGATCTCCGTCGCTGACGAACCGCTCGATGTGATCGACGCGCTTCGCCTCGGCTGCAATGGCCGGTTCATCCTCTCCGGTGGCGTCGTGAAGCTGCTCGTCGGCGCGCCGGGTGCCGCCGTCTGGAGCTTTACCGACGAGATGGTGATTGTCTCGCGAGAGCAGGAACTCGACCCCTGGCCGTCGCTCTCCGACACCCACAACACGATCACGGCCAGCTACCCCGACCGCGACAGTCGCTGGGGCATGAAGGATGCACCGGAATATTCGGTCGAAGCCTATGTGGACGCCGATCGGCGCTGGCTGACCCATCCGGTCCCCTTCCGCGCCGTGCCCTACGGCGAACAGGTGCAGGCACTGCAGAAGACGATCATTGAAGACGGCCGCCGGTTCCGTGTTCATGATTTCACCCTGCCGCCGGCGGCGCGCCTGCTTGAAGTCGGCGACGTCATCTCCTGGACGAGTAGCCGCAACGGCTATTCTGACAAGCTCTTCATCATCGAGAAAATCGTTCGGTTGCGCGGCAGCCTGCAGCGCGTCGTGATCAAGGAACTCGACCCGACGGACTACGATCCGCCGGAGTTTGTCGTGCCGCCGGTGACCGGCTGGCTGGGTCGCATCGACGTGCCGACCCAGCCCATGACCGGCTGGGCTGTCGAGCCGGCCACGGTGACCGATGCCAATGGCGTGCCGCGTCGTCCTGCGATCCGGATCTCCTGTGCGCCCGGCCTCGACGATGTGGCCAAGGTCTGGGTGAAGGTTCGCGTGAAGGAGACCGGAGCGATCGTCTTCGACAGCGATGCGAACGCATACGCCTCGCCTTTTGCCTGGCTGGTCTCCGGCGGCTGGATGCTGCCGGCGACGGACTACGAAGCGCAGGGGCGATACATCCCTTACAGCTCGCGCCAGACCGAGTGGTCGGAATGGCTCTCCGTCACCACGCCGGATCTGCGCCTGTCCTATGCGGATCTTGCGGCCGACATCCTGCAGCAGCTTGCCGTGCTGGAGGAGTGGATCAATGACGGCCTGGCCGACCAGATCGAGGCCAATGCTGCGGCCATTCTGGCGGAAGCGCAGGCGCGGGTTGAGGCGATCGAGGAACAGGCGGCGGCGCTGACGGCCGAGACGGCCGAGCGGGTCGCGGATGCCCTGGAGCGCGCCGATCGCTTCCGGGCAATCCTCTCCGACATCGAGGCGCTGCGCGACTATGTGGCGGAGGCCGACTTCGGCCACTTCGAAAAGGTCGAGGAACTGCGCACGACGTTGGTCGCCCGGATCGGCGATGTCAGCG